CCCGCCGTTAAAGATTCAGGTCTAAACTTGTAATGGAGTTCAAACGTATAGTTAGCATCGGGCGACGGACCTAAAATAAACGTGTTCTCGTCAAACAACCCATAGTATTTAGGGGTACTCGTGGTAGATGCGTTCGGCGTATAAGATCGAATAAAAGATACCTGCTTGAGTAACAGATACGCATACTCGCTGTCTTTTTGTAACGCTAAACTATACGAAGCAAGAAAATCACTAGGCGTGGAAAGGTAAGGATTACCCGTAGTGGCCGCACCTGTAACGTTTTTTCTAAAAAAAGGTAGCTCTACGTTTTTTAAGATTCGCTCTTCCGCTTCTTTTATAAACGTAGGTAAATCCGCGACAAACGTTGTTTCCGAAGTTTCGCAGTAGTCTTGGACCGTGGATTTCAATGTAGCTAAGGTAAAACTCATGTCGTCACCACCGTAACCTCACCAATTTGTCCAGAAGCCTTTACAGGAACAAAAGGGTCAATACCGACCACTGGAACTCCTATCGAAACGACCATAGGCTCTATTCTATCCGGTCGAGGGTTTTTCAAAGCTTGCGGATCGTCTACGCGCGGAAGCGGCAATAATTGTGGCTGCTTCGGCTCGAATTCATCAAAGCCTACCAAGCTGCCGTTCCACTCTTTACGCATTCGGTTTAGTTTGTAACGAAAGCCAGACCGGTCAGAAATGCCGTATGCGTTTTTTCCTGAAGCAAATGCCATGGCTACACTCCGTATCTATAAGCAGGGGGGCTTATCTTGAAAGAAGCCCTGTCACGATCTTCTTCCATGGCTCTAATCATTTCTTCTTCATACACCGATTTAAGCATCCCCATCATCTGAGGATTTTTCTTCATAGATAGGTAGTAGGCTAATCCTGCGGCTAAACAGGGGTAAAACCGAAAAGGCACGTCCACAGTGTTAATAAACGTGTCGGCATCATCAATACGAGTGAGCCTGTTGAACTTGACAATGTCCGTATTGTTTTCCGGGACGGGCCATATTTTCAAAACAGGGGTAATCTGTCGATCTAAGAAAAATTGATTGGGCCTCCCGGTCTGTGTCTTTGTAGGAATGTTCAAAAACTCAGATCTGCTCAACCGATCTATCGCAAAATCAGTGCCGTCTCGTGTTACCACGGAAGAAAGTATGTCGATGGTGGATTGAACATCCGTCAGGTCTTGAACGGCGGCTATAGTAGTCGTTGCCGCACTTGTTCCACCCGTGATTGTTTCGCCGTTAGTAAACGTCCCTACCGGAATTGTGGTGGCAAACGAGGTGGTAGAGGGCTTACTGGTTATAGAAGCAGTGGCACCGCTTGTCCCGCCAGTGATCGTCTCTCCTACAGAAAAACTGCCGGACGCTGCAACCGAAAGCGTTAGCGTTCCTGCCGGATATTCGCTAATACCTGACGCAACCGTGATGGACGTTTGTGCAATAGTCCACTGATTAAGACCTCTGTTAGCCCAATCAGCAAACAACAAGTTTAAAGATCGTTTCGCGGTTTTTAAGTCGTACCCGGTCCTGACCTCTAAGCCACAACGCTCAAAAGCCTCTTCTATGTACTCAGCTACATCAATCTCAAAATTTTTGCTGTTACTCGTTGTCATTGTATAAGTTATCGAATACACGGTTCACATCAAGCACGTAGTCTAAATCAGACTTCGAGTAATGTATGTGCGCCGAAGGCTTAAAATCTGGAGCGCCTGTACCCGTCTCAAACCATGCTGGGTGCGTTACTCGTACCCGGTTGTTTGGTAATGCAACGATGTTACCTGTCCACTCCCCCGCATCTAAAAGTTGCAGCACGTGGCTTTGTTTGTGCTGTGCTGGGTCATCCGCAATTTCACTTTCAGTATAGTCTACTGTGAAAAGGTATTTTGCTGGATACATTTCTCCAGCAATTTTTGCCATCCAAGGGCATGGCGTTGCACGATCTAAGACATAAACAGCATGATAGTGAGAAGAACAATCCCAAGGCTGGGCGTCATGTACCGCCATCGGTGCGGGCCATTCTTCCAGCGGGATATCCGCAACAAGAGCAGTGATCGGCATTCTTGCCCACATCGCCCCTCCGTGTACGGTGTCCTCTTCTTCACCATCGGCCTCTATGCCCGTAAACAGCATCTGAAAACTAAGGCATCTGCAAGGCATCGATGTAACGCCTATAGCCATGGCGTGTAAAAACTCGCCGTGGTATCCCTCGTGATTATGTGTAAATTCTTTTCTCACCCAGCACTTAAAGTGCGGAATGTTAGATTGAAGGTATGGCATATTTTACTTAGAAGCCGCACCACCTTTCTTGAATTTACCCGGCATTTTTTTACCGCCGTTTTTCATACCTTTAGACTTCATGGCTCCGCCCATGCGCATACCTTTAGACTTCATCTTTTTACCGGCTTCACCGCCGTATTGCATACCGCCGGGCATCATCTCTTTTTTACCACCCATGGCTCCGCCCTTAGATTTCATGGCGACTCCGCCAGCTTTCATTGCTTTGGACTTCATCGCAGGCGCTTTTTTAGTGGCTTTTTTCTTAGCTGTTTTCTTTTTTGGGGCACCGTTGCCCAGATTTACGACAGACATATATACCTCACAGGTACTTAGTTTTCTTTCTGCGGTTCTCTAGTACAGCCCCGCACCCTCTAGCAATTTCTTGTCGGACCTCTCCGCCCGCATTCATGTTCTTAACCGTCGCACGCTTAGTGTTTTTGACAACGGTCTTGCCTTTTTTGCCTTCTTTTTTCTTCTTGCGTGCAGTCGCGGCTCTTTCTGCCTTACTCAAAGATCGTGCCTTTGACTCAGGCAAACAGCGATCTGGGTTTTTCTTATCTGGAGACGTGCCGCATTTGCCGACAATGTTGCCTTCGCTGTCGATACGAACCCAGTTTTGTTTTACCCATTTCTTTAATTCACCCATCAGCGACCTTTTCGTTTGCCGCCTTTAGACTTTTTGGCGTAATTCGGGTCTTTGCAATACTTACTTGCAGCAAGATTAGCGTAAGCGGACGGGTAAGTATCAAACGTTCGCTTTGCCCAAGCTTTTCCTTCGGGGCATATCTTGCTGCCTTTGCTTTTTTTGGACGCTGCACCACCTTTTCGGTAGTAACTAAGCCCTTTTGGCATACTAGCTCGCATAATCACCACGCCTTACAAGACCAATATCTTGCGGAGAATTTATCTTTCGCCGTATCACACTTGTGCCTAGCTCGAAAATTAGCCCGTCTGCCGGGCTGATCTTTCTTGATCGACATCTTCGGATCACCAAACCTAACCAGCTTGATTTCACTACCTTTTTTAGCAAGAACAGCACTTTTTTTGGCCTTACCCGGCGTCCTTTTTGGCTTGTTAAAACCAGCAAACGTCTCACCACGGTATTTGATGCGACCAGATGGAAGTCTTTTAGCGTCCTTGGTTGTTGCCATTCAAAAGTTCCTTATACCTAAGCATGGAAAACTGTCAGGGTTAAAAAAGAAGACACGGTGTATTGCAGATAAATCCCATCCGTAAACAAGATGCCGTTTTCTGGGATCACTACGTCACGCGTTGCAGTCGCAGAGGCGACAGAACTGATCTTCATCAGACTCGTTCCAGCGGTGGAGGTATTAATAAAATCAATAGTTCCAGCCGTCCCGGTGCTAGTAAGAAAAGCTCCTTTCAAACGAGATCTACCAGAAAACACGGTGCTTGAAGAATCCGCACTGATACCGGCTTTTACATTGCCCGCTGGGTCACCGACCGCTGTGATAGACGTGATCGTCAGAAAAAACTTTGAACTAGTGGCAACGCCTGCGTTTGCGCCAGTAAGAGACTCTGTCTGTGCGGTACTGTTTATATCGGTGCCGACGATAGTAAAAGATATTTCATCATCATCTCCAGCCGAAGTAATAGTGACCTTACGAGCATTGCTCAACGTCACAGATCCGCCGTCAGCCAAAGCTCCGCCGATAGTTAAGGCTGCGTTATTGCCTACGGCAGCGTCCGCAGAAATGCCGTCGTCATCCGCCGCCAGAGTGTCTGCGGTAATGGTGACCGCAATTACATCAGAAGCTCCAGACATAACGTTCTCCTATTACGCGATCTGCACGTATTCAATAATGAACGTGAAGGACCCAGCAGTCGTCGCATCAACAGTGTTGGTGATGTTGCAGAAGATGGTTCTGGCAGCAGAAGTATACTGAACAGAAGCGGGGGCCGTAGTGCCGCTTTGAGTCTGAGTCACAAGTGTTGTTGTCGTCACGTTGTGCTCAACAACAGTCGTTCCGCCGTCAAGGATCTCATCAGTCACTGCCGCAACAATCTGTGCGCCAGAACTAGAAGTACCAACTTCATAACCAATGTCACCCGTACCAATAACTGGCGAGGTGTCACAGAAAATTTTAATGTCGGTAATGATCGTGTTTGCAGGCTGGGTAAACTCCCCAATAGATGGGCTGTCGCCTGCTGTAGTATTTACCGTAACGCCCGTAGCGAAACCAACGTGCTTAACAAACTTACCGGTAACGATACCCGTAGAGGCAATATCTACAACATCCGTAAATGCACCGGTCGTTGCATTCTTAGATACAACTTTGAAGCCGTTTTCTGACCGAACTGGTCCGTTGAAAGTGGTATTAGCCATTGTGATCTCCTGTCTTGGCTAGTGTCAGGCACGGGATGCGCCTGTCAGGGATTGTTTGAATATACACAAAAAAGAAAGGGGCAACAATGTGCCCCTTCTTTTTCACAAGTTTTTACAAA